GCTGTGTTGGCGAATGCTCGTGCACGCCACTCTCGCAAGTGAAGCTTCCCATGCCGGTGCTTAACGTCATTGAGGTCCGCATGGACGGTGTGGCCTTGATTCCAAATGTGGACTACCGGCTGGATGAGGGACGCTTCCTCACGCGTCTTGGCGGTGAGGACTGGCCGTGGTGTAACGACCTCAGCCAGCTTGAGGGTGATGGCACCTGGTCTGTTACCTTGTCGATCGGCAAGGACGTGCCGGTCATGGGTCAGATGGCCGTTGGCGAGCTGGCATGCGAGTTCGCCAAGGCGTGCATCGGTGATGACGCGTGTCGACTTCCTAAGACCGTTCAGCAGCTGACACGACAGGGTGTCTCACTGACGTTCATCGATCCTAACCAGCTCTTCGAGAACGGACTGACCGGGTTGTACTTCGCAGACTTGTTCATCAACGCGGTCAACCCGAAGCGTCTCATGGCGCCGGCTAAGGTGTACAACCTCGACTCACCCGATGCACCTAGGTTAGGTAGTTAGCCCATGACGATGGTGTATCTAGAGACGTCGTCAGTGGTGGCGGTGACCGGCGCACTACAGTGTGTTTACGACGCACTGGATCCGAAACCCAATCGGTTCTGCCCACTGGTGCCAGGTGACATCGCCTGGGATGAGTGTGAGTGTGGTCAGCTCGCTGGCACCATCAATGAAGTCTTCCCAGGAAACAACTTTCCAGCGGCGGCGAACGACACATCACAGGCAAAGTGTGGTCCTCCATTGATGGTGGTGTCAGCCACGTTGTCACTAACACGTTGCGTGCCGACACCTAACGATAACGGTCATCCACCTAACTGTGACAAGTTGCTCGAGGCAGCGATTCAGCTCGAACGTGACCGCTGGGTGACACGACGTGCTCTTCGCTGCTGTCTACAAGCTATGTTCGCACGCTATGAGATCGCTAACTTCCTCGTGGGTAGCGCCACGACAGTAGGTCCTGAGGGCATGTGTGCGGGCTTCAACATGCCATTTTTCATTGGGTTCATGAACGAGGGATGCTGTGATGACTGATGGTACGTCAAAACATGCACCAGGTCCCACTTCATCAACTACTTAACTCACCGTCGGGTGGCGTCGCTCGTGAGTTACTCAAACGTGGATATAAGGTTCAGGCACGTGCTAAGTTGTTGATCTCAGGTGCAGGCGCCGGACATCCTAAGCGTGTTCGTACCGGGCTGCTGCGTTCTAGCATTCAGGTACGACTTCGTATGGTGACAGGACTATCATGTCGCGTGGGCACGAGCGTCTGGTATGCACGACTCATTCATGATGGTACCGGTCTCTACGGACCACGACATCATAAGATCTATCCACAACGAGCTAAGAGACTACGCTGGCGCGTTGGTGGCAAGGTGATCTACGCTACGTCCATCAAGGGTATGCGTAAGAACCAGTTCCTCAAGGACGCGTTATCTGCCGCGGGTTGAGAGACGCGTGGCCATTTCTTCGTGTTACGGTAATCCATAGCACTATGTAGGGCCGCCGGGCCGTGACGAAACGAGGAATTATGGCAGAGGTAAGGTTCAAGGACTTTACGCTCGACGCACCTGAGATCAAGTTTGCTATCGCGGGTGAAAAGTTCGACGCATCACCCGCGTTATCTCCCGTGTTGCTTCAGCAGGTATCAGACATCGTGGATGCTTTCGCCGACAATGATGACAAGACTGTGTCGATGCTCGACAAGGTGAATAAGCTCATCGAGTTCTGTGATGCTATCCTGATCGGTGACTCTAAGGAGCGGTTCGCAAAGATCGCGCCGACGCTGGATCTCAACCGGCAGATCATGCCATTGCTGTACTGGCTCCTGGAGGCATATGGTCTGCGCCCTACCGAGGTGTCATCGGACTCATCGCCTACATCGCCGACCGAGAACGATGGCACCACTTCCACGGATGGCTCCTCGACCGAGGCTACCGTCTCGACGGTCTTACTGGAAACCAGTTCATCGACCTAGCCCACCGCTGGGTGCTGCTCACCATACCGGACAAAGACAACTCGCATAGGAATCTCAACAACTTGCTCATAGGGCCGCTTATGACGATGGAAAACGCTGACAAGGTCATCATCGTTGATCCCATCGTTGGCATCGCACCACCCCCATGGTGGCGTGGTGATAAGGAAGCGTCGCAGACCAGTCAACTGGTGGCGACGCAGATGCGGCGGAGGATACCGTGACCCAGCCGATCGACACCGCGTATGTCGAGATCAAACCTGAGACCGGTGGCTTCACGCGGAACCTAAGGCGTGATGTTGACCGAGCGTTCAGTGACGTTTCACGCGATGTTGATCGACACACCAATAAGATTCGTAACTCACTGTCGAGTGCGTTTGGTTCTATTGGTGGTGCGTTACGCGCCGTCGGCATGCTGGGCATGCTGGTCACTAAGCTGGTCGCCGTGGCCGGCGCCGCAGGTGCCGTCTCGGCGGCCTTGGCCGGCATAGCGTCGGCCATTGGTGGTGGTATCCAGTCATTGATCGGTCTGGTGCAGGTAGCCACACAAGCTGCGGGCGCGCTATTACTTATCCCAGGCGCATTGGCGATCTTGGCTAGTGCCTTCGCTACGATCAAGATTGGTTTTGGCGGCATCGGTGCTGCGTTCAAGGAGGCAGGTGCGGCCGCTGGCGGTGGTGCGAGTCAGGTTGAAGGCGCTGAGCATCGCATTGCGCTGGCACAGCGCGCCGCTAAGGCCGCGCAAGAAGACCTGACTCGAGCTCGTAAGGCTGCTCAGGAAGAGATCGAGGATCTGGCTCGATCTCTTAAGGGTGCTCGTCTTGACGAGGAAGGTGCGACACTAGCCGTTGAGGACGCACTGAAATCGCTTCAGGCAGCACAAAGATCTGGTGACCCAGATGCGATTAAACGTGCGGATCTTGCATATCGCCAGGCGCAGCAGACATTAGAAGATGTCACAGACCGTGTTGGTGACCTTTCTGAAGCTAGTGAGGATGCCAATAAGAATGGTGTTGAGGGCTCAGACGCCGTTCAGGCTGCACTACAACGTCAGGCTGATGCGACTTACGAACTAGCTCAAGCGCAGAAGGCGGCAACAGCCAGCGCAGGTGGTATGGCTTCGGCGATGTCGAAGCTGGCGCCGAATGCTCAAGCATTCGTGCGGGCTGTCCTCGCGTTGAAGCCTGCGTTCAATGATCTTAAGTTATCCGTACAGAACGCATTGTTCAAGGACTTGGGCGCAGCTTTCACGCAGATGGCCACAACGCAGCTGCCTGTTCTGCAGACCGGTCTGACGAACATCGCTAAGGAGCTTAACACCGGCATCATCGCCGCGTTTCGCGAGTTGGGCACCGAAGCCAGTAAGGCAGATTTTGCTTCGATCTTTGGCTCTGCAGCGACCGTGGTGCACAACCTGGCAGCCGCCGTACGACCGCTGTTGCATGCCCTCAGGGACATCGTAACGGTGTCTGCAGAGGCCGTTGCAGGATTGACCGGTGGACTTGGCGCGTGGGCTGATAAGTTCCAAAAGAAGATCGCCGAGATGCGAGCTTCTGGCGAACTAAAGGCGCTCATCGACGACGGCATCACCGCTCTGAAGACGCTCTTTGGTCTGTTGAAGGACATACTAGGAATCTTTGGTGGCTTAGCGAAGGCTGCCGGTGGTTCTGATGGACTATTTGGTTTCTTCGATAAGCTTAATAAACTGATCAACTCAGTTAAGGGGCAAGACGCTCTTAGTAAGATCTTCGCGTCACTTGGTGAGATCGGTGAGGCACTTCTTCCGGTGCTGCTAGCACTGGCACAAGCGCTAGTCCCGGTCGCCAAGGGTATCGCTGCTATCGCGGTGGCGTTTGCCCCAACACTTGTGGTTCTTGCTGAGCAGCTTGGCTCCGCGTTGGCCAGTCTAGCACCGGCGATCATCGCATTAGCGCCGTCTGTTGCGTCACTAGGTAATGCACTAGCGCCGCTTGCGAAGATTCTCGTTGATCTCGTGATTGGTGCCGCGCCTGGCATCAAGGCGTTTATGGATGGCTTGGGCGCTGGACTAAAGGCGCTCGTACCCGTGGCACCGATCGTTGGTCAGGCACTAGGCGCGATCCTTCAGCTACTTGGCGCCCTTATCGCTGCGATCGGACCAATCTTAGCTCCACTTCTCCAGTCGTTAGCTGATCTGTTCATCGGATTAAGTGCTGTGTTGACGCCACTTATTACGATCTTTGCTGAGATCGCATCTGCGATAGCTGCTGAACTCGTTCCGGTGTTCAACACGTTACTTACGACGATGCTACCGATGATCATCCAGCTGGGCAAAGACTTTGCTGAGTCCTTTAGGCCACTGATCCCGGTGATCGTACAGATCGCTAAGGTCCTTGCAGCGAAATTTCTCGCGCAGTTGCCTAAGATGGTTGCGTTCTTTGAGAAGCTGGCACCGATCATTCTCGATGTTGGTGTGGCACTCGCACAGTACTTCCTAGCGGCGCTGGAAGAGATCCTCCCGGTGTTACCTGATCTCATCGATTCGTTCTTTGACATGGTTGATGCGGCACGTGAGATCTTGCTTGCGGTGCTTCCACTTATACCGTCGTTCATCAAGCTTCTGGCACAGATCTTACCGATCATTACCAACCACAAGATTCTCATTCCACTGATTCAAAGCACCGTGCTCGCTATGCAGCTGTTTGCTCAGATTCTGCAGATCGTGGTGCCGATCCTTGAAAAGATCATTGGTTTCGTATCTAACACGATCGGCGTTTTTAAGGGACTGTCAAGTCCACTCAGTACGATCACCGGCGCGTTGAGTAAGGTAGGTGGCGCCTTCGGCATCTTCGGTAAGAAGACGAAGGACGGCATGGGAGTTGCAGCGACTGCTGTGTCTACCAGCGTAGGAACGATCAAGGGCAAGCTGAACCCGTTGGGTGGCATCGGTGAGGCCGCAGGTAAGGCCGTCGCACAGGGTCTTATCGACGGTATGAATAAGAAGAAGCATGAACTTCAGATCGTAGCGAATGCGGTTGCGGCGATCGTCATTGGTGCTGCACAGGCCGCTCTTCAGCTTGGTTCACCGTCCAAGGTGTTCATGGAGATGGGTAAGGACACCGTTGCGGGTTACATCGTTGGTCTTAAAAAGTCAACGGCTGGACTACGCACCGCGGTGAGTGACATCATCACCGGAGACGTCACGCAGATCGCCGGACAGACCAACATAGATCAGTCGATCAACTTTGGCGAGAACGCGATCAACATGCGGTTCGCGGGTGATGCCAACACGCAGACAGCTATGGCCGCCGGGTTAAACACCGGTCGTAGCATCGCCGGAGAGCTGGCGCGTCGACGGAACATTCGAGTTGCGGTAAGGACGGCGTAGATGGGACTTTATAATCCTCACTTTCCTCACATCATTGGTGAGGAGTGGGTGCCGATCCGCAACGAGAATGTGTCGTTCTCACCGTCGGTTAGCGCGGTTGAGATTGGTTATGAGTTCGATCACTTCAACAACACAGATCAGGTAGCCAACACACGATACTACCTCAACAAGTGGGCTGAACGCGTCGACTCCACTGTGGTGGCAACATTTGTCACGCAAAGCTTCTTCGCGGCGTTGTATGAAGCTGGCACCGAAGCGGAGACCGGACCCATTCAGGTCGTGCGTGCACCGGTCATGGGTGGTGCTACTGGTGGTGGTGGCGGTCCCGGGTTGGTCAACTCATCAACCGTTCAGGAAGCTCTCTCACAGCCTAATGACGGAAAGTACATTTTCATAACCGCCACGACTCTCGGCCCCATCTTTCAAATTCTTGACCTGTACTTCTCGGTTCGACAGTTTGACCAGCTACTCTGGAACAAGCGCATCGTGGCGGTCGACGTTGTGTACAACGCCGCTGTGTCAAACTTATCTGAACCCAACTCAACGTTCTTAGGTCTCGGGGTTGGCACTAGCATCGACTACGGTCAAGCCACGTTCAACGAACTAGGTACCATGCACGTCGGTGACACGAACTGGTTCTTTGCTACAGATCACCCAGGATTGCCTGCGCCGACACCTCATCCGTGGACGCCGACCAGCATTCGTCGATTTGATCAAAACTCTGCGAACCCAATCAGAATTCGTTTCCAAGCGAACTCAACCGCGGACTTCGTTGAATCTCAGACGTTTGAGCTGTACTACGTCGCGATGGACATCTATTACTGTGAAGAGAAGCGCCTTGCGATGGGCGGCGGCATTCACTTCTTGCAGGGTATGAATCAGACGACGCTATACATTCCGACCGAGCCATCAAGTGGTGGACTCACACTCGATAACAAGAAGTACACGCTTACGCTTGCCGCAGCAGACACCGGCGACACACGTGGTCTTACCGGTACAGGCACGATTTTGGCACAACCATACCCATCGTTGAACGCGATTCGGCAGCTGTATCCGAACCCATTCCACACGGGTGTTCAGATCAATCACCCGGCGCCGGTTGGTCCGAACATCGTAGGTAAGACGTTCACCAAGGAAGAGACCGACGTTCTACTGCAGCTGACGCTACACAAGACCGGCGTCACACCTGATGTCATTGGTGATGTTCATGCCTACGGTCGACAGGTCGCGGCGCAGGTGTACGGTGTTAACATTGCCGAGCAGACTATTGAAGATTCAAACATCGGTAGTAGCATCACCACACAGCAGGTTCGATACTACGCGCGCCGGTTTGGTAACACAACGTCACGTCTCGATCTAGTACGTGTGTCGTCGCCGACACAGGTCATTGCTTCACTCTCAGCACCTGAGTGGGATGCGCTGGATCCTGAGAACGGCATCATCGATGGCTGGAAGGAAGTTACTCTTTCACTTGATGTAGCGCAGACGTTCAGTGGTACACGTCCGACGTTCCAGTGGAAGACATCGTCATTCGGCGAAAGTGCTGGTGACCGCTGGGAGATCTTGGCGATGATCGCGCCGTCGATCTCTGGTACACCATCGAACCAGTACACGCCTACACCGGCTTCGTATCAACTCGGCACAGCGACCTACGGCTGGCCGGTTAGCGGTGCCTCAGATGCGCTACGCTGGCTCCAGGTACCGCTGTCCACAGGCGTCAGCGCGGTGCCTGCGACCGTCGATCCGACAGCTGATGCTGTGTTGATGTTCGCGGTGAATCCGCCCGCGGTCACAGGTGTCAGCTTAAGTGAGCTGTCACAGTCGCTTAGTGCTGTGATCGACAACTGCGTAGACTGCGATTCTTGCACACCAACTAGCCTTCGGTATAACAAGATCTCTTGGGACATGGGCGTCACTGATACATTTACACGTACCGTGGCCGCAGGCGGCTGGGGCACGGCTGACACCGGTGGTGCATGGACAGTCCAGTCAGGTACGGCGGCAGATCTGTCCGTTGACGGAGATGAAGGTCTTGTTGCGGCGGTGGCCGGTACCACATACATCTGGACGCAGCCTAAGACCATTCAAGACGTGGAGAACACCGTCACGTTGCATACGACGGCGCCGATCAGCGGTGCTGCGATGACGGTAGGACTCGTGTCACGCTTCACAGACACCAGCAACTTCTACCTAGGGCGAGCAACTCTTCTCACCGATGGACGCGTCAACCTGGCGATCACAAAGGTCGTGGCCGGCGTGTCCACCGACCTAACGTCGTTCTCAAGTACCATGCACATGGGTCTCGACACAAACTTGCGACTGACGTTAAACATCGTTGGCACCATGCTTCGCTTCACTGGTGAGCGTCTCAACGCCGACGGTGATGTGGTGGAGACGGTTATGATCTACGCTGTTGATTCAGCACTCACATCAGGTATCACCGGTCTGCGCCTCAACATGCCTGCGTCAACCGTGCCACAGACGTTCTACTTCGACAACTACTGCGCGTACCCCGGTGCACTAGGTGGTGGCTTCTACGAACTTCAACGCATGGATACTCTGACTGACTGGCAGACCATTATGCGCGGTAGTCCGTGCTCGTGGTACATGAATGACTATGAGGCCCGCGTTGGCATCTTGTCGACATATCGCATACGAATCGTGGATGTGCTCAACTTCGCCGGTCCGTGGTCCAGTGAGTTCAACAGCACGCTGACGGCACCTGGTGTTAGCGGTGGCTCGTGTATGGATGGTGTAGGCGTTCTCATCTTCACGACTAATGCCGCGCAGGACGGTCGCTACAACCTTGCGTACGTGCAGACGTGGGATCAGCAGATGGTCTCAGAAGACTTCAACTTCCCCGAGGCTGCGACACTTTCACTGAACCGTGTGTACCAGCGTGACTTCGCCGTTGCGTTCAAGGGCACCGAACGTGGTGGCGAGCAGTTCGCACGGAATCTTCTCCTGCACAATGCCGCGGTTTCACCGGAGCGACTCGCCAACATGTCGTCGCTTCGTGACATGGCATGGGCTGACGTTCCGTATGTCTGCGTACGCACTGAAATCGGTGACCGCTGGTTGGCCGTTGTGCAGGTACCTAGCGGAACCGTACGACGCAACCGACAGCTCTATCTCGCACCGGTTGTCATCAGTGAGGTTACCGATACGGCGTACGCGATCAATCCGGTGGTGAACACATGACGTGGCCTGGTCTCGTACCATACGTCACCAAGGAGCGTCATCCGTTCCTAGAGCTGATAAACAGCTTTGGTGTTCGTACGTTGTCTTATGTGTTTCAACACTATAATGGTGTGACTGGTCAAAACTACAGTGACCTGAACCCATACATCACAAGTGCGCAGCTGTCGCACGACATCTCTCGTATCATTAAGCGACAACTCAACTTGTCACTTACGGTTGCTGATACAGCTGCAGTCAACCCGATCACCGATCGGATTGCGTTGTTCATGGTCGTAGGTGGTATGCGATTCCCACTGGGTCGCTACATGTTCACCGACAACCTTCAGCAAATGTCCACCGGCGGCAATCAAGCTGACGTGCAACTTGTCGACGAGATGTTTATGATCGATCAACCGATCTCAACGTCGTTCTCAAGCCAAGACAACGTTACGATTGCAATCGCACGAATCTTACAAGACTTAAACGTACTTATTCACGCTGAGACGAGTCCATTCCTCGCCGATGTGTCAGCACCGATTGGGTCGCAGCGAGGTCAGATCATTGATACGTTAGCCACTCAGGGTGACTATCAATCCCCCTGGATGGACAACAATGGCACATTTCACATGATGCGAACGATCGATCCAGCCATGGCTGAAGCGAGCATCGACTTTGATACCGAGAAGCGCATCATCCAAGACAGCATTTCGCGCACCACGGACGTTCTGACCGCGCCTAATCGTTTCATCGTTGTGTCAAACAGTAGTGGCGCTAGTGACGCGCCGGTCGTTGGGCAATATGACATTCCGCCTTCTGCACCACATTCTATCCAGAACCGTGGATTTGTCATTGCTAGCGTCACTGATGCTCAGCTCGCTAATGACGCGCAGGCGGTCGCTGTTGCACGGAACATTGGGCTGCGATCACTGGTTGTCGAGCGTGCGACGTTCTCATCGGCGCCAGATCCACGGCACGACTCATACGATGTCTGTATCTTCGACAACACCCAGTGGATTGAGATCGCGTGGTCACTTGACCTCAATCCCGCCGGGTTGATGACTCACACCATCGTGAGGGCGTACGCGTAATGGACGAAACCCAACTTCTCGTACAGGCGATCGTCGAACACGCTAAGATGCTCGGACTCAAGTGGATCCTACGTCCCGCGCGCATCTCAAGCCTTGATCCTACAAACACATCATCAGCTAAGGTCATCATAGATGGTGATGATGCACTAGTTAGCGTGGTTAACCTGATTGGTGTCATCAACGTTGATGCCCGCGTAATGTGCCTCATCATACCAAATGAAGCTGTGTACATCATTGGCCGGCTGGGTAACTATGGTCAAGGATATCAGCTTAGTCAGACGGTACAGTTCTTAGTTAGTGGAACATTCACCAAGGCCGACTACGTAGGACTTAGTGCGGTCAAGGTGAAGTGTGTAAGTGGTGGTGGTGGTTCAGGTGGCGCAGCGACCACGGCAGCGGGACAAGGTGCCGCGTCAGGTGGTGGGGCCGGTGGTACGTACGCGGAGGCGTTCTTGCTGGCAGACGAGCTTGGCGACAGTGAGACGATAACGGTAGGTGTGGGTGGCACCGCGGGTGCAGCTGGCGCTAACGCAGGTGGAGACGGCGGCGATACCTCGTTTGGCACACTTTGTATTGCCTCAGGCGGCACTGGGACAGGAAGTGGTGGTGCGACCGCGACGGCTACCACCACCGGCGCAGCCGGTGGTAGTAATAACCCGGCTACCTCCGTAGGTGATCTTATTGTCGCCGGACAAGAAGGATCAGACGGCCGTCACTTATCCACTGGAGAGCGCGTTAACGACGCCGTGGGTGGAGCATCTGGTATGGGGTGGGGTTACGGTCGGTCTGAGAGTAACGTCACCGCGAGCGCGGGAGGTCTGGGTGGACAGAAGTACGGGGGCGGCGCGTCGGGGGCGCACAACCAGGCTTCACAGACTCAGGTGGCCGGTGCCACCGGCGGAGATGGAATCTGCGTCGTTGAGGTTTACGTGTAAGTACGGTGTAGAGTAGCTTTATGATCTATGTGATGCCTGTCGATGAGTGGGGTTGTGGGTACTACCGCTTGATCTGGGCGACACAGGTCTTAAAACATCACGGTCATCAAGTGAAGCTCATCCAACCGGGCAAGCACCGTCTCTTCCTCAACGATCAGGGCAATGTGGTCGTACCACCGGACACCGAGCTCGTCGTCATGCAGCGGCCAGCGTCGGTGTTTCACGTGTTACTCACTGAGGCGCTTCGGAATGCTGGCATCGCGGTGGTCATCGACATGGACGACGACATCACCGCGATCGATCCGAAGAACTTCGCGTACACATATTACCGTCACACCAAGAGTAAGCACTACTCGTGGAAGTACACAGTCGAGGCATGCCAACAAGCCACATTCATCACTACGTCGACATCATCACTTCTCGATGTGTATGGTGCGCGTGATCGTGGTACTGTGCTTCCCAACTGCGTGCCAGCGGCGTACCTGGCCATGGCACCCAGTGAGATGATATCGTTTGGCTGGTCTGGTAACACGTTGAGTCACTATAACGATCTTACGATCATGAACCCAACGCCGCAGCGACTCATTAACGAAGGTTATGTGTTCAATGTAGTTGGTGGGGACAAACACACAGCTACCGCACTACGACTGCGTGAGCATCCACCGATGACCGGCGACGTGGGGATCTTCCAGTGGGCCAGCACGATACGTGACTACATCGGTGTTGGGATCGTGCCGCTGGCGAACACGAAGTTCAACCGAGGAAAGTCATGGTTAAAGGGCATCGAGTACATGGCGGTGGGCATCCCGTGGGTAGCATCACCGCGTGAGGAGTATCGCCGATTGCATGTCGAATCGGGTTGTGGCTTACTAGCAGACACGCCAAAACAGTGGTATGAAGCGGTGAAGAAACTACTTAATGATAAGGAGTTTCATCAGGCACAAGTCGAGGCA